ATCAAAATACATGACCCCGAATCAGGCGAAACCATAGTAGATAAAAGAAATGCTATCCACTACGAAAATATCTCAATATCTCTAGCAGAAAGTATTGCTAATCAAGGTACAGGTTTTATTTCAGAAATGAGTTTTGGAAACGGTGGTACGTCGATTGATCCTACTGGAATAATTACATATCTTACACCTAATTCTACCGGAACAAACGCAAGTTTGTATAATCAAACCTATACAAAAGTAGTAGACGATAGATCTGTTAATAATCTAGATCCTGTTAGGAATAAGATAGAAACAAGACACGTGAGCGGTACAAACTATACTGACGTTGTAGTAACCTGTTTGTTAGACTATGGAGAACCTCAAGGACAAGACGCATTTGATACAGCAACCGATCAAACCAGCGCATTTATATTCGATGAACTGGGCCTACGCGCTTTTTCACCATCCGGAGAAGGAAGGTTGCTCACCCATGTTATATTTCATCCTGTTCAGAAGAGTCTTAACAGGTTAATACAGATAGACTACACAGTAAGAGTCCAATCTCTCAGCGGATTTAACGAGGTGTAATGAATGGCATATTCAATACCTTACACCGACGAAGCAAACAACGGCACAATTACTGTTGTAGATAGCACACTTAATGAACAGACCAGTTTGAAATTTCCTGGAAGGAATTTTTCAGGATACGGCTCAGTAATTGCTGAAAACTTTCTTCATCTACTCGAAAGTTTTGCAAGTTCAACTGAACCGCCTAGACCCACAGAAGGGCAATTATGGTACGACACAACTCCTGGCTCAGAACAGTTAAAAGTCTATGATGGCACAAACTGGGTACCGTCAGGTGGGTTAAACAAGGCTCCTAATGAACCAGATGTTGCCCAATCTCAAACTGGCGATTTGTGGGTAGACATAGACAATCAACAGTTGTATCTAAATTCAGGTGCTGGTTGGGTACTCGTTGGACCTAACTTTTCTGACGGACTTGCCACAGGAGCATCTCCGACAACTGTTGTTGGTACTGATAACGAAGAATACACTATTGTTTTAGTAGAAGTAAGAGCCCAGCCTATTGCTGTTATATCAACTAACAGTTTTACCCCTAAGACAGTCATACCAGGATTTACAACAATAGAGCCCGGGATTAATCTATCAAATCGAAATATAACCGGCGCCGGCGCACCTAGATTTGTTGGAACCTCTCAAAAAGCAGAATCTCTCATTGTAGGTAATGACACAGTTGATGCTAGTAATTTTCTAAGAAGCGATACAACAAGTACTTCGCTATTTCCGATTAATGTACAAAATAACACTGGTGTTATTATTGGCACTGATGCTGCTTTAAATGTTGCTGTAGAAGGTCAAGCAGGCATTATTCAACATCAAATCGAAGGCTCTAATATCGATGTTAGAGTAAGATCAGGTGGAACTTCGAGAACTGTGTTGAGGGTAGATAGTTCACAAAGACTAGGTATAAACAACGAAGCTCCAGACGAAGCATTAGATGTAATAGGCAATATTCAAACTGATAGTTCTGCATTTATAAATGGCACTGATCAAAGCACATCAATTAGTACAGGTGCTATTACTACAAAAGGCGGCGTAGGTATTGCAAAGAATCTTAACGTAGGCGGTGATTCGACTTTTGCTAACACAGCAACTTTTGCAAATGTTATTCCAGACGGTAATAATACTAGAAATCTTGGATCTCCAGAGTCAAAATGGCAAACAGCATATGCTACAACCTTTGTAGGAAATGTTACCGGAAATGTTAACGGCACAGTGTCTGGTATTGCAGGTTCTGCAAATAGAATTACTACTGCTACTACGTTTAGGTTATCCGGCGATATATCTGCGCCCGATGTTGTATTTGATGGCCAAACCGGCGGATCCTTAAAGATATTTGACTCAAGTATTAGTAATTCTATTATTTCTAATAAAGAAGAAGTATTTTCCTCAAATGTCGACGACGAAATATTAATCAACAGGCAAAGTGGCACAACGGGTCTATTTAAAATAACTAGGCGTGCATTGCTAAGTGCTGTGCCTGTCAATCCTCCTGGAATAGTAATGCCATATGCAGGTGAATTAATTCCAGCAGGTTGGTTGTTATGTGACGGTTCAGAGCATAGGATTTCGGAATTTACCGAATTGTTTCAAGCTATTCAGTATCAGTTCGGAGCACGACCCACGGTAACTCAAGGATTTTTTAAGGTTCCTGATATGCGCGGAAGAATGCCGTTAGGTGCAGACAGCATGGGCGGAACAAGTGCAAATGTAGTTACAGATCAATATGCAGATAGTATTGGTCAAATCGGCGGATCTGAAACACAGACAATTAATGTTGAAAATCTTCCAGAGCATGAACACGATCTTAGAGGAGATTCGGGAGACCAATATTATGCTATCAGAGATATAGCAGGAGTTCCTAACGATACTGATGCTATACAGTATGATGCTCCTACCGGAACAGGAAACGGCCAAGCCCTACCGCAAAGCGGCGGAGTGATAAGCGAAAACAATCTAGGAGAGCCGGTGAATGTAATGAATCCTACTTTAACACTCAATTATATAATATATACTGGCAATTAAAATGAGCTATAGATTAAACAAAACAAACGGCGAACTAATAGTTGAACTTGCAGACGGCCAAATAGATAATACTAGCACAGATATTACTCTAGTTGGAAGAAATTATAGAGGGTTTGGCGAACTCTTCAACGAAAATTTTATAAAGATTACGGAAAATTTTGCAAACACCGCAGCTCCTGATGCACCTTTAACAGGACAACTATGGTATGATACTAACGAACAGCGTTTGAAAATTTACAACGGCAACCAATTTAGAACAGCTGGAGCGCCTATTGTAAGTTCAAGTAGACCTTCTCTAGTTCAAGGCGATATCTGGATAGATAATTTAAACAGAAAATTATACTTTTATGACGGCAATTCTGATAACGAAATAACGCTTGTTGGACCTCCTTATGACGAATTACAAGGAAAAACTGGTCTAGAAGTAGTCTCAGTTGTAGATATCAGTGCTAGAGAGCGCGTCGTTATAAAATTGTTTATTGCAGGAGTTCTTTTTGCAGTTATTACAGACGCTGATTTTAGATTATTCGGTGTAAACAAGATTGAAGGCTATCCAGATGATCCGAACGATACAGCATTTCCGCCTCGACAGTTATTTGAACAAGGATTTAACTTTGTAGATTCAAACTCATTATATAGAGGAACAGCGGAATCTGCTAGATCACTTGTTGATATAGACGGCAATGTAAAAACAACTGCTGACTTCCTTGCAGCAAATGAGGACGAAGAAACAACAGGTTCCCTGTTCATCAAAAACACTAACGGTTTAACAGTAGGAGTTCAAGATACTGCGTATGCTACATTTAAGGTGTTAGGAACAACAACCGCAATAGAAAATCAGCAAAGCGAAACTGATATTGCTTTGAGAACAAAAACAGGCAATCAGTTTAAAAATGCTATTTACATTCAAGGACAGGCAGAAAGAATAGGAGTGCATAATAGCAATCCTGAATTTGGGTTGGACGTAACTGGTGATTTCAGAACAACTAGTGATGCTGTAATAGAAGGTGATTTAACCGTAAAAGGAAATGCTTCTTACTTTAATGTACAAACTTTACAGGTTTTAGATAAAAACATAGAATTAGGATTGCTAGATGATAGCACCGAAGGTGATGACGCAACAGTAGATGGTGGAGGAATTACACTAAGATCTAGTAACGGATCTAAAGATTTATTTTGGGATCAGACAACAAATAGCTGGACTTCAAACGTTAATTTTAATTTAGAAACATCAAAAACATACAAAATTAATGGGCAAAATGTTTTATCTCTAAATGAATTAGGACCAACAGTTAACACTGCAAACGGATTAACTAGTATAGGAACATTAACTGATCTTGCAGTAGACGACTTAAGATTTGACACCAATATTATATCTGCTCCTGCGTCGAACGGAACTCCTAAAAATATAATTTTAGATGCATCAGATAATGTATCTGTATCAAATTCAAAAATAACAGACGTCAGCGAGCCAACGAATAGTCAAGATGTTGCTACAAAAAATTATGTAGATACAAGAGTAGATACTACAGATGTAGCATTAAGTCTCGATATTACTGCGTTGAATACACCTAGTTTAGCAAATCCATACGAAGATGTTCTAAACATTCTAGAGTCAATTTCGCCAGCAAGTCAAAAACTTGACGGTACAATAGCACGAATTCACGGCGTGGCATACAATAATACACAAATTACTGGTATAGATGTTGCAGGTGCAATGGATAAGGAATTTGTTACAATCAACAATATACAAGATCCGTTTGATCTTGAGGATAATCTTTCTGCAGAAAGTGTTGTGCAAGACGTAAATTTTGATCCTGCAAATGCTGTTTTTACGCCTACTCCTACTCGGTTAACTTTTACTTTTGTAGTATCAGGGTCACAATGGACATGGCAGAGTACAGTTTAGTGGAAATTCGATAAATACCATATATGATAGGGGCTTAACAAATGGCGTATACCATTAACAGATTTGACGGATCCACTTTAACTGTTGTCGAAGACGGTACTGTAGATAATTTTACTGATCTTAAAATAGTTGGAAAAAACTTTGCAGGCTACGGCGAAATACAAAATGAAAATTTTATATTTTTGCT